CAAATCGTTCTGCTATTTCTTTATCGTTCTCACAATCATCAAGAGTGAAAGCATTATCCTCTACACCATCAACAAAAATACCACCTGCAAACTCACACCACGCATGGATAAGTTCCTTAGTATTCTCATCTATTAAGTGCATGAAATAATCGGTCATCATTTCAATAGGATTATTTTTAGGTGCGTAAAACATTTCTCCTTCAATAGTGTCATCTTTACCACCTAAGTAGAGCGACCTTAAACCAAACACTCTTGCCGAGAAGTTATCCTTACTCGCCAATGGTTTATATCCTAATCTCTCTGCTCTTTCAAGCATTTCAAGAAATTCCTTTTCAAATTCCTCTTTATCACTCATAGTCTTGCCCTTCCTTTTTACTGTTCTTCCTCGTGAGCCATGCCTTTGCTCTCATACTTTATAAGAAGGTACACATATCCTTTAGCACCTTCTTTATAAGTAGAGCGAAATTTATAGCCTGTATCGGAGAACACTTCTCTTAACTTAGTTACCCTCGTTCTTACACTTCCTTGTGAGTAAGAATTATCGGGCAACATATCCATAACAAACTCTTTGTCAGGATTTTTTCTAGCTTTATCTAAAATACTTTTGTTCTTTTTAAAGTATTTCAATCGCCTTTCATCATTGGTTAATGGAGTTCTACCTTTAATATTTGTAGTTATTCTAGGTTTAAACTCACTACCAATTTCTTTTTTAACCACGCTACCTCCTCTTTATAAATAGCGAGGGACGTACATAATAAGCTGAATTGTTAGGGTAAGGGGAAAACCTACCCTATACATACGCCCCTCGCTATCTACTTTCGGTCATTAATCTAAAACAGGGCTGTAAATGATTAACTCCTACTTATAGATAGCTTCGGCTACTACATATAAGACTCTATGTCAAACAAAAGGGCAAGAATACTAGCCCATAAACGCATATCGCCTTATAGATAGCTTGTAACACACAGGATTGGTATAGGCGTAACAGTATTTACCATTATGTTGCAACTGCCTTTATCTATGTGCTACAAGCTATCTACAATCAGCATTGTTCCTACTGTGTTCATAATCTCTCACAGAAGATTATGGTATGAGGACATATCGCCTTTCATACACGGAGATGCTTCTCCACTCCCTTCGGAACGATTATAGATAGCACGATACCTACAACTAGCTGAATAAATTTATTGGTTGCTATGCAACAGTAGAGAACATCAGCTCTCGTATAGGTATCGTGCTACCTACTAACCTTACGCAAGTGTCCAAACTTGTTATTACTTAGTAAGTAGCTGGGCTTAGCGTAGATTAACCACGCATACTCGTAGCTTTAATTACATATAGCTCATAACTATATACGAGATATGGTTAAGCCCAATAAAAAAGGTGCGTAGTATATACGCACCTTTATAGTTCTTATATAAGGACTACTAACAATCGTAGTCGCATACCATAGAAGCAGGTAGTTTTAAACCACAGCTCTTACAGTAAGGCATGAACAATTCGCTATGCGAATAGCAACAACCCTCTGCTATTTCATGGTTGTACTTACCATCTTCATATAGCGAAAGTTTCCTGCTCATGTCGGCATCAGTAACACTATCGGTATGACCTTGCTTTATAGAATCTTTCTTTATAGCAAGTTCTCCATGAATACTAGCTAAGTATTCCTCGTGTTCCTTAGTATCTACTTTAAAGTCCACCTCTCTACAAGAGTGACAAGCTCTCGCAGTATCAACGCTCATATTCCTACGACAGAATATACAAGCACCTATTGGTAGAGGTATATCAGGTCTTATAGTAGCCTCTCTCATACTTGCTATGGTTGAGCCTTCTCTATAAGTACCTTTAGGATAAAGTTTTAGTTTATCTTTATCTTTCATAGTATTTCCCCTCTTATAGTCTATGTATAAATATATTATGTATAAATACACTTGCGATTTTTCTCGCAACTTCAAGCTAACACCTCTCACTAATCATAGGATTCTATTTAGTGCAATGACTTGACAACTACTATGCGGTGTAAGTATGCGCATAGTTATATAATTAAATATATAGATGAAAAAAAAATCTTTAATTTTTTTTCTATATACCCTATGCCTTCTGGAATATCTCTCCTATGCGTTTTATGAATAGAGCTGAGAGGGATTCACGCTTTTATATATAATCATTATGCGTATGTTTACCCTATACATAGACATAACCTATGTATAGTTTTAAACTATGCATAGTCATATCCTTTATAGAGCTGAGAGGGATTCACCTACGTATGCATATATTTACCCTATGCGTACCCCCTATGCGTAAAAAAATTTTTTATTTTAATTACATATATAGGGGGGATATATGCTATAATTAACTATAGTGAAAAACCCAATGAAATTAGGCTTTTGCTCTGAGATAACGATACAGCCGATTTAAGCCCTAGTTTCATCAAACGTGGGACATTATCCCACAATGACATTGAATATGTCTTAGAATCAAACCTCGCAGGGCTTAGCCCTATTCTAATGAGTATAATTATATATAAGGTACGCTTTTTGATTCAACTTGATTTATGTATATATGCATAATGTATATGCATAGTAAAGGGCATAAAAAAAAACCCCCCTACGAATAGGGGGGCTTTTTAGTTTAGTTTAGTAGTCTAGCGGGCTACCTTTGAATTTTGCATTCATGTATGCCTTGCATTGTTTTTTCGTAGGTACTTGCCCTGCGAACTCTTTTGCAATTCCATCTCCTGCGATTAATTCCATAAACGTAGGGGACATAGAGCCATTCTTCAATGGCTTTAGAGCCTTACGATTAAAGGGGCTAGGGCTTACTTCCATAAGGGCTTTGAATTGCTCTACGCTCTCGTATTGCTTTAATACCCCTGCCGGTTGGAATTTTCCGGACTCGTCAAAGTTTCCTATGACGTAACGAGTTTTGCCCTCGCTTTCCTTATCGTATTGTAAAGAAAAACTACCTCGAGTTTTAACGATAACCCATGATTGCTTTCCGGTTTTAAATACCTTCCTATACGTATGGAAGATATTATCGGCTAGTTGGTTTCCCATTTTTTGCCTTCTTTCGTGTAACAATTCAGCTTATCTGAATTTCTTAATTTCAAATCTAATCGAAGTTTCAAATCTTGTCAAGCACCAAAAGAACACGACTCGACCATGCTTGTAATTCCCCTATGTGAAGTAAATCTTTTTACTGATATTTTTTTTATGTTTCCCTATGTGTACTCGCCTATGTGTACGTGTGAGAATCGTTTCAACCCATAGGAACTATTTTTAAATGAATCGTGGGACATACGCCTACATTCGTACGTATACGAGCATGAATGTAGATGTAAACTTTAGATTTAGATTTCCTTTATACGCTCACGCCTTACGCGTACGCGTGTGTATGTGAGGGGGGATTTAACCTAGCTACCCCCTATATATAGTACGTAAGTCCTAAAAGATTATGTGGTAATTTGTCTGATTAGGAACTGTGGTGTAGCAGGTATTTTACACGACAAGGAAGGTATAGCTATTAACTACACCACCGTTCACTATGTCCTACTTTAACAGTAAAGGAGAGTAAACACAACATTATAAAATTTCTTTTTTAATGTGTAGTGTTTATGTGTTAAGTCCTTTCGTACGTTAGCGGACATATGCGTGTAATTTTTTTTTGAAATTTTAATAAATTGTAATCCTTGGGTACTAGCCTTGTGGTAATCCCAGTCCTTATCTCTGATAAGTAGCTAGCTTTTAGCCGTCCGATAGCTCCTTCACCTGTAAATACCTTATTAAAAGTTATTTGTATAATCACTATACCAGTAAGATAAGTATATGCAAGAATTAGGAAGGTTGCTTTTAAAGAGATGGTATGAAGATATCGTTGATTCAGATGGTAAGACTGTCTATGTAGTAAGACCAGCAGGCGAGGAAGAGAAGCAGAAGGGTGCTGATTTCTTCATAGTATCTAATGAATTAGAATCCAAGTATCTTAAAATAAAAACAGATAAAGATATTAAAGAAACCAACCTAGTTTCCTTAGAACTATATAGGGAGGGGGACAAACTAGAGATAGGGGAGGCTATGCAGACTTTCCCAGATTACTTCTTCTACTGGATTTATCCCACCACCGAGCTTCTTTACTGGAATCCTTCTGAACTGAACCCCTACCTAATGAAACAGATATTAGAAATAAAAAATTTTTTTTCACGTACGATTAAGCTCGAGAGGGACGAGTTGCTCAAAACAGGGCTAGTACGCTCACATACGGTAAGTCATAATCTACTAGAAGATATATTAAATAAAATCAACTAGAATCTTTTAGATGAGTAAAATTATTGCAGTTTGTAGAAGCTGTAATGAAAAACTAGAAATAAGAAGAACATTTAAAAAATGTATTAATCTAGGATGTATTAAATATAATAGAAGGATTAGGAGGAGAGATGCCAGTAAATAAAAAAGGAGCAAAAAAAAGATACAGCTCTAATAGAAAAACCAAGAGGTAGGAAATGGATAAACCTAATATATTTAGTGAACCAAAAGAACTAAAGAAGTGGGCTATACGAGTAGCCAATGCTTGTGGTGGACAAGAAGTACAGCAGTTAGGCATTAAAATTAATCGAGTGAATATACAAAAGCTAGGTGTATTAATAGATGAATTTGTAAATCAACATAATGAAACATCAGCATTAATAAATCAGGAAGAAGAGTGAATGCCTAATTTAGTTTGTGTATCTCCTGAATGTGACGAGTCATTACCTAAAGGTAAAAGAAAATATTGTTCAGATACTTGTAAATGGAGAGAGCAAAAAAGAGTTCATAGAAGTTCTAAACTGAATCGTGAATATAAACCTGAAGAGAAAAAAATAAATAAATCAAAAGTAGCTACTACTAGAAGGGGTGCCTTATATGATAAGTTTGTTGAAGAAGGTTATGCACTAGATTTAATTAATGGAACTATGAAGCGTAATGATATAGCTGAATTACTAGGTTGTACCCCAGCACACATTTCTAGATTATTAGGTGCTTATCAAGAAGATATAGAACAAGCAGCTGCAACAAAGAGTTGGAAGAAGTCAGAAGCAACTGAACAAGCTGAAAAAGATTTTCAAGCCTTTAGAGATATGTATTTTCAAACAGAAAAAGGTGAGCTATTTGAAACAGCAGATTTCCATAAAGCATGGATAGATTCAATTATTAAAGCTATAGAGACAGGTGGACAACAAATGATTCTATCTCCACCTAGGCATGGAAAGACTGAACTACTTATACACTTTGTAGTTTGGCTTATATGTACAAATCCTAATATCAGAATTATGTGGGTAGGTGGTAATGAGGACATAGCTAAAAACTCTGTGTCATCAATAATGGATACTTTAGATGCTAATGAAAAATTAAAAGAAGCCTACTGTGGACCAGGTGGTAATTTTAAACCAGCAAACAGAACAGGTAAATCTTGGTCACAAAATCAATTTACTATAGCTACTAGAACTATACCTGGTATTAAGTCTCCAACAATGATAGGTATAGGAAGGGGTGGTAAAATTCTATCAAGAGATTGTGACATTATTATTGCAGATGACATTGAGGACCATAGCTCTACTATGCAACCTAAGTCAAGAGAAAACACTAAACAATGGTGGACTACAACATTAGGTTCAAGAAAAGAAGAACATACAGCTATGGTTCTTATTGGCTCTAGACAACACCCTGAAGATTTATATGCATCTCTTTTAAATAATAATGCATGGGAAACAATAGTTGAAGAAGCACACGATAGCATGTGTACTTTACCAGAGTTTGATGAAGAGAAACATGTTGACTGTATGTTGTGGGGTAGCTTTAGAACTTTTAAATGGTTGATGAATAGAAAGAACGATGCACTTACTACAGGTGGTTTAAAGAACTTTGAAATGGTTTATTTAAATAAAGCTATGGCAGAAGGACTTAATATATTCAATCCAGAAGTTATAGAAAAATGTTATGACCCTTCTATACCTCTAGGGTATATACCTAACGGAAGTTATCTAGTTGCTGGTTTAGACCCTGCTGCAACAGGATATCAAGCAGGATTTCTATGGGCAGTAGAGACTGAAGATAGTAAACCTAGATTAACAATGGTTGATTTAGAAAACCACCAAGGTGGTGGTCTAGATGAAGCATTAGAGCTTATTAAGAAATGGTATGATAAATACAATTGTTATCATTGGGTTATAGAAGAGAATGGATTCCAGAAAGCAATTAGGCAAGATGATAGGATTAAAAAGTTTGCAGCAACACAAGGTATAAAGCTAGAAGGACATGAAACACATAAAAACAAGTGGGACGAAAAGTTTGGTGTAACTTCATTAGCACCTATGTTCCAAGAGGGGATTATTACATTACCATTTGGAGATGACGAGGGAATATCTAAATCAATATTATACACAAAGCAACTGACATATTTTGCTTCTAAAGGACAAAGTAATAGTAGGGCTATAGCATCAGATGTTGTTATGGCTTCTTGGTTTCCAATGAAGACTGTTAGGACACTTACAAGATTAACTTATGGGGATATGTCCTATGATTACTCTCCAAGTTACGATAAGTATGATAGTATAGATTGGAACGAGTTACCTTGGAGTTAAAAAAGTGACACCTGAACAAGTATTAGATAGAGCAGTACATTTAAGGAATATGCATAAAGATGCATTGCCTGATAGATATAGGTTTAAAAGTATATTAAATGGTGGTGAAGATGGCATAGCAGAATTACTAGGAACTAAACAAGTAGAAAGTGGTACCTTACCTGCACCTAATTTAATGTTATCTGCATTAGATAGACTAGCCCAGAAGATTGGAAAGACACCTAAATTAGATGTCCAGATAACTAATGCAAGAGATAGTAGTCGTAATAAAGCAAAGAAAGAAAAA